GAGACTGAGACGGAATATGCCACCAGCCGCGAAATTCCGCGCATTGTGGCGATTGAAGGCTTTATTGGGCCTTACCTAAAGGCTGGATCCAGTCAAGTTAGCTTGGGGCGTGGATAATGGCGACAACCGTAACAGCAATTGCGGATGCGGCCTTTGACGCTGTTGCGGCGGCCATTACGGACGCAGTGCAGACAATCACCCTAACCCAAACAGCCCTTGGTGCCTATAATGTGGCCACTGGCGCATATGGCGAAACGGACACAGCCTACGCAGGGCGTGGTGTGCTTGATACGGTTAAGCCTATGCGGGATGTATTCCCAAACTGGACCGTTGGCCCCAAGGATCAGTTGTGGCTACTAGAGGGGCTTACAGTGGCCCCTGTGGAGGGTGACAAGTTGACGGTTGATAGTGTTGACTACCGAATCCGAGCCGTTCAGGACATAGTTGGGGCCGGAACGCTCTACTATGCGGTGGTGCAATGAGCGCTGCGCAATTTAAGCTAGAACTAGATGCAGAATGGGCGGCCACGGTGGATGATATTGCAGAGGCGGTTGCGGGGATTGGCCTGGAGGCCCTAACCCGAATTGTGCGCAAGACTCCTGTTGATACTGGACGGGCCAAGGGCAACTGGGTCACGTCGATTGGTGTGGTTGAAGCCAGCTTTGATGAAAACGCCTATGATAAGGCGGGGGCGGCTGCAATCAATGAGGGCGCAACCAAATTGAGTGGCTATCCCGACGAAATGCCGCCGATTTACATTCAGAACAATCTCCCGTATATCAACCGCCTTGAGAATGGGTGGTCAGGGCAGGCCCCTCAGGGTATGGTGGGGCTAACGATGGTTGAACTAGAAGCAATGCTAGCAGGGGGTAAAGACGTATGACTTATGCGCTAGAACGCCAGGCCATTGAAACCTACTTCAACACCGAATGGGCGGCACGCACTGCGCTTGGGTTCGATGGGCATCCATTCACTCCAGCCCATGACACAGTGCAGCTATTCATTCAGTCTGGCGAGGCTTTGCAGGGGTCTATAGGGCGGGCATCAAACCGCATTGACCATGTGGGGCTGGTTCAGGTGATGATTTACGTTGATTCCGGCAAGGGGTCAGCAAGTTGGCGGAGTCGTGCGGAAGATGTTATCGGCATCCTCTTTAACAAGCGGCTTACGTCTGCTGGGGCGGTGGTTGGTTCTGGTGATACAGAATTTCTCCGCTTCAGCCCACAAGACCAACACCCCTATATAGCGGGGCAAGATCGTGGTATAAATTTAACCACAGTTACAGTTAACGCGCCGTTCACGCGTTACACCTACAAATAAGGAGGCCACTTATGGCTGGTATGGCATCAAGTGAACTAAGATCAGCGTTTGTGGCTGAGACTACGGCGGGAACTATTCCTAGCACCCCGTCATTTACCAATTTCGACGCGCCATTTCTTATGCGTGCAACCCCGTCGATTGTTGAGCGCAAGACGCTTGCGGCTGACGGCGCTCGCGAAGGCCAAGGCGTTGGCGGTCGTGAGGTTACTGGTTCGGTTGCGGATCAAATGGCTTACGGCGCATTCGACGAAATGCTAGAAACGCTTTTCCAAGGCGCATGGTCAACCAACGTACTGAAAGACGGCAAGTCGGTTAAAACAGTTGCCATTGAGAACGCAATCACTGCGGGCGTTGGCGGCACAAACACAATGATGCGTTATCGCGGCGTTGAGGCGGTTGGTGGTTCAATCACCGCGCAATCGCGTGAGCCTATCAATATTTCGCTGGATCTACGCGGGCGCGGCTCGGATGATGCAACCACGACTGCAATCACAGGCGCGACCTACACCGACCAAACGGAAAAGACGCCACTCACAAGCGGCCTTGATGTTGGCACAATTGCATTCAACGGTTACACCCTGGATTGTTTCCAGCGCGTTGAAATGCAGTTCAATTACGAGGGCCGCGAAGATCAGCCGAAGCTGGGTAGCTACGACCTGTGCGGCATTACGCGCGGCGCTCTGGTTCCGGTGATTAACGCACGCATTTACGTTGATAGCAACTTCCTTGCGATCTACAACGCGGCACGCAGCAATCACACGGCGTTCAGCGTAACCGTTCCGCTTGGTTCGGTATCGGGTAGCAAGTACACTGTTGAATTCCCAGTGTGTGCGTTTGCTTCTGGCGATCTGGACTTTGGGGCGGCTGACGCAATGCATGATATTGTGATTTATCCGCAGTATGACGCAACAACTGAAAATTGCGTTGTAAAGATCACTCGCGCTGTATCATGATCGTAAAGCGCAAGTTTTGGGGCGTTATTCGGGGGAAGCTCAAGGCTTTCCCCGTTGGCCACAAATTAACCGACAGACAAATCAAAGAATTGGGCTTGAAGCGCAAGCCCCATCTCGCAAAGACCGAAAAAGAATAGTGCGCACTGGTGGGGGCGTTTCGGTCACGCCTCCACCCCCTAGACCGAAGGGAATAGAATATGAAACTCCGCAAGCCTGACCTGCTAACGGTCGATTTTCGCCGCGAGCTAGACGATGAATTCATCTACCTTACAAATGGCGAAACCCCTTACCTTTCATTCAAGTGTAATGCGGGTGGCTACCTCAATCCGCAATTGCAAGAAGCCATTGAGCAGATCCGGCTACGCCGAAAGGTTGCGCGGTTTGAATTGGCAGAGTTAAGCCAAGATGAACAGATCGCCAAATCAGACGAGCTAGACCGCTCACTAGGCAAGGCTCGGTTTGAGGCCATCTATGATTGCTGCGTTGCCGATTGGGAATCCAACATCATTGATGATGAAACGGGAAAGCCAATTGAGGCGACACGCGATAACTTCATGATGCTGGCTGACGCGGAAATACCTGGCATTTCGGCGGTGCTTTTGGAATTGGCCGCCTATGTTGAAAAGGCGTCAAACTTCATTCGGCGGGCCGATGAGGAAACGGAAAAAAACTAATCGACGCGCTCTTATGGTCGCTTAGATATTCTCAGGCTGACGAGGATTATTTGAGGGCAAAGGGCGCGGCGGTTGTGAATGACAAGGTGCAGCCAGAAAACCTTTGGGCGTGGTCTGCGTTTCAGGTGCTTAGGGGGTCAAGACAAATAGGAATGTCGGCTGGCCCCATACCTGTAAGTGAAATAGACGCCTACTGTAATTTAGCGGGTGTGTCTGATATAGTTCAGAGGTATAGGCTTACGCGCTTTGTGATGGCGCTAGATAGGGCAGAACGGAAGCATTATGGCGACATTAAGAGTCAAGGTTGATCCAACGGGCGCGGTTCAGGGGGCCAACCAAGCTGAAGCGGCCTTGGAAAACCTATCCACGCAAGCGGCGCAAACTGAGGCGGCAACCGCAAGGCTCGGCAAAAGCATGGGGCGTGGCGGCTCAATGGCAATGGGCATCCAGAACGCCTCCTATCAGGTTGGCGACTTTGCTGTGCAAGTTGCGGGCGGCACAAGCGCCATGCGGGCAATGTCCATGCAGTTGCCACAATTGCTGGGTGGCTTTGGCGTTTGGGGCGCTGTTGCGGGCGCTGCCACCGCTATCGTTGGGGCGCTCATTCCGGTTTTGTTTGATATGGGGGCGGCTGCGGATACGGCATCCGATTCCGTTGAACGTCTAGCTGATGAGACGGACGCGCTGTCTAGCATTATGAGTAACACCAACGCAAAGTCGGTGGATAAACTCAAGGAAAAATATGGCGAGCTAACGCGTGAAGTTGAAACCCTAATTGAGCGCCAGCGTCAGCTAACCTTTGACAAGGCAACGCGTGCTGCCGAGGAGGCAGCGCAAAAGATTGCAGAGGCAATGTCGCCTAGCTTCTGGGAAAGATTGCGCCCCACTCAGTTGATTGGTTCTGTTGCGGACTGGTTTGGGCAGATCACACCAGCAACACGCGAACTAATGGAAACTTTCGATATGACCGAGCGTCAAGCGAGGTCGCTGGAGTTTCAATTGACACGCCTAGAAACTGAAGGCGACCCAGCCAAACGTGCGGAGCTTTATGCGTCAATTATCACCAAACTAGAAACGCAACGCTCAATATCTGGCGACCTGAACGACGCCGCGCACGAGTTTTACGAGAACTTGCTGAATGCAGAAGACAGCGAGCGCCAATTGGTTGTTTTGGTGGAGCAGCTAGAAAAGGGCTTTTCGTCGGCAGCCGATGAGGCTGAAAGGCTAGCGGTTGCGCTGCCAAAGCCAACTGGCGTTGCGGGTGGTCGCGGCACCACGCTACCAACTGGTATGGACATTCTAATGATGGGGATGGGCGGCGAGGTTGCGGATCAGCGAAGCGCGGCAAGTAAAGCCGAGCGTGAGGCGGAGCGCGCCGCAAAAGCCGCCGCTGCTGAACTGGAGCGCATTGTCGG